CTTCGCAGGTGTGCATCATCAGAACAACGATTGATGTTCCTGCCGGGGCTGACACTGTTGACGCAGTCTCGATTCGTGCCGCTTTGAGCGCACATTTCGGGGTGCTGAGTCAGCAATCTGCGGGAATCGGTGATACGACGATAAACGCGGTACTATAATGTCTATAGTACTGATCGCAAAGCTTATTGTATTGGCTTTGCTAGCAACGCAACTAAATATTGAGGTGCCCAATGGGAATTTGCCCGACAGCTCTTTATCAGACACTGTTACAAGACCTGGACTCTGTCCAGATACCCGAGGTGGAAACACCGCAAACTCATGCAGTTGCAGCCTTGAAATCCTCCTTCATGAAGAAATTCGTGGGGAAGACTCAGACAGCAATTTGTAGAGCTAATGCGGTTGAAGCCTTTATGGTCAGGCATCTGCGAGACGAGGTTGACATTCAACATGTTAACTTATATCACGCTCGTGGGTTTCTGTCCTCAATGTTTCGTAGCCCTATTACGGGTGAGGAAATGTTTGATGGGATACAGCATGGCCCGGGGAGCAGCATAGGTAGCCCGTCAACGACGAGCTTCATTAAAACTGCTCACTGTGCCAGCAGCGTCACGTCGAGAGACGTTTACGCGCTGTATGTCTACTCAGCCGCTGAGTTTGCCAGCGCTTTTTATAGTGCGGAGCTTCTCCGCAGGCGTCATTATGGCGAGCCTGAGATATGTAACTACGGTCGACTTACTACCGTTCCAAAGACCAACGAGATCGACAGAGTAATTACTGTCCAACCTACCATCAATGCCCTTTTACAACAGGGTGTGAAGGCGGCTTTTGAATCGCGTCTTCAGAGGTTTGGTCTCGACTTCCGATACCAGCCCCAACACAACCAACGTCTTGCGGCGTTAGGTAGTGTTGGACATGGTTTCGCTACGGTTGATTTCTCAGCCGCAAGCGATTACATATCGGACCAGCTGGTGGAGAAGCTTTTTCCACCTGATGTGTATGGCCTTTGTACCGAACTGTCTCCTTCTGCTGTTTTCGTGAATAACGAAGTGGTGGATGGTCGCATTCGGTACGGGATGGGGAATGCTATAACGTTTCCCTTACAGACGTGCGTTTTCCTCGCCCTTGTGTACGAAGTGTACATGAGGCGAGGTTTAAGCTTTAAGATTAATGAAACAGTCGCTGTTTTCGGCGACGACGTCGTTCTCCTTGAAGCTGCGTATGAAGACTTTATCGCTCTCACTGTGCAGCTCGGCATGGTCCCTAATAAGGACAAGTCGTTCTGCTCTGGTGAGTTTAGAGAGTCTTGCGGTTCTGATTGGTGGAGAGGCTTCAACATTAGAGGTGTGTACCTGCGCAGTTTAGCCACAATCGGTGACATTTTCGTCTGCCGAAATCTGCTAGCTGCGTGGTCACATCGCTGGTGTGTTCCTCTTCCATCGGCCCTGGGTCTTATAGACGAGAGTCTACAAGCGAGTAGGCATTGGGTTATGGTTCCCATGCATGCTCCCCTAAACTCAGGAGTTAGGT